CGCGGTCAAGAACCAAGAGCCGATCGCGTACGGCCGAGTACTGGGGCGGCTGTCGTCCGAATGGTATCTAGTCCGCTTCTTGGATACCTCGCCCGACGGTCTGCCGTACGATCGATCAAAGGCTATCGCAAGGCTGGAACGAATGTCGTCATGGTGGTTTTTTGACAATTACGCCGCGATGAAAGAGAGCCTAGACCATTTCCGTGAGCTACAGAAAACATTTCCGCCACACGCCATTTCGCTTACCCGGGAAAAGAAATGGTGGCAACTGTGGATATGAGCTAACCAAACAAAATGCCACACCCTGGCAGAAATGAGGTTAAGATGAAAATTTGCAAAACTTGCCGATTCTGGAATGTTCCGCCGTGCCGTCGAGAAACGATAAGAGCGGGCGAATGCCGCCGACACCCACCACAAATGGATATGGCCGGTACTGATACTGGTCTATGGGCTACTACGGGTCGTTTCTGCTGGTGCGGCGAGTACGAAGCGTGCCAACCAACCGACCCACAGAAGGAGGATTGAGAACATGACTAAGGAAGAAATTGTCCAGAAAATCAAGGATAGAGTAGACACTGAACCTCTTGAGTTCTTCAGCGTAGATTTATCTGAAGCAGACTTATGTTGGGCTAACCTACGGAATGCCAACTTCAGTGGTGCCAACTTCAGTGGAGCAAATTTGTATGGCGCCAACCTAAGCAACGCAAGGTTTATTGGCGCAAAAATGGAAGGTGTCATCCTGACAAACTCTGCCGCTGAAGATGCAAACTTCAGCAAGGCCTTCCTGGTTGATGCAGACTTCCGTGGTGCCAACCTTAATAGGGCCTGCTTGGACTACGCCAATCTACAAGACGCCACCCTATGTGGGGCCAATGCGTTTGGTGCTGATTTCTACCAGGCAAATTTATGTGAAGCAGATCTCAAAGGAATGAACCTTAGCTGTGCCAACATGGAAGATTGCAGCTTATCTCAAGCTGACTTATGTGGTACCTCTTTATGCTACGCCAGCCTACTAGGGGCCGATCTACAATTTTCTGATTTGAGTAAAACGAATTTAATAGGAGCCATACTTTTTGGTGCCAAGATGTGCGATGCCAACCTTGAAGATTCTGTCGGGATTGCCATTCCTTCGGACTATCTATATGATACTTTCGAGTCTGACGATGAAGGCATTATTGTGTATGATGCTATTGATCGAACATTGCCCAAATACAAGTTTGCAGGGCCGGGATCTGTAATCACTACCACAATAAACCAAGACAGAGGATCGTACGACAGTAGAGCGAATGTAGGCGTCCTAGACGAGTACAGAACAATTACTGGCAATGAAATATGGAAATGTAGAATACCATACCGGTACCTATGCGATGTTGTGGTGCCATACGTGCCGGCAGGATCTATTGGGGCTGGCTATCTAGAATTGATTGAGGAAGTGAAGATGGCCCCAGAAGACTAAGCGACACCACCGGAAGAGGGCTGAAACATGGCAACGAAAAGCAAAAAACCACCACCCGCAATGATGACAATAGATGACCTGGCGTATCACTTGGCGGTATCGACCCGACATATCGAAAAAATGGTGAAACTAGGCCGGGTGCCGCCGCCAATACGGATCGGCAAGTCAGCCCGTTGGCTACGTACGGAAATCGAAAGCTGGATCGCTGACGGTTGCCCGCAGGTAGACGAGAAACGATAGTCCCCGGCCAAACACTTTGGGGTTGACCAGCTGGCCAGAATAGGTTAGACTTCTTGTGCTTTGTCATTTTTGCTCTAGGGGGTGGGGCGGTTTCACTGGCCGTCCTACTCCCAGCATTGAAAGCGATGTGGGCAATGTTCGACGACCACAGAGAAGTCCCCCCGAATTGGTGTCGGGAAAGCTGGATAGCCAAGCTCAAGAAACTTTCAATCTCCTTGGAGGCTAGCGGTGACGCGCCGAATTCTGCTAAGCTGAAAAGATTCGTCAAGGAGCTGGAGGATGAGGAAGCGGAAAAGTCTTAATAGCCGCGACGTAGCGTTGAACCGTTCGACGCAGAAAGGAGGCTAACCGAGAAAAAACAGCCAATAAGGTCACAGTCAGTTTGCTAGGCTCGTCGGCTAGAAATAGTCGGCGGGCCTTTTTTGTTGCCCCATTGCAGGTTAAGCCCCCGTTAAGCCCCCCAATGATGCCCCAGATCAACATTCGATGATGCCCTAAATTGACACAAATGATGCAAAAAAACATCATTCTCTTGACGCGTTGCCGGGACACTGTACAATTGAACGCATGGCAATATTGAGGGAACAAAAAGAGACGAAAGACGAGCGAAAGAGCCGGCTGATCTCTGCCGGCCGATGGGACGAGTTCGTCAAGCGGAGGGAGGAGTTGCGGCGGAATCCAGACCTCACTGGCGCCGAAGCTAACCGCAAGGCAGATGAAGAATTTCGCAAGTACGGGGCCGAAGAGACGAATGTCGTCAATACGAACGCCCCCATCAAGACCGTTCCCCTGGAAGAGTTCACCAACAAGGAGCCCATCTCGGAGCTGGAGGTTGTCCGCTGGGTGTTCGAGAATTTCATGAACGCCAGTGCGTCTCCGGCCACCGCCCCTTCGGTTGGGGCCTACGGTCTCCTTATGGTTTCCAGGAAAAACCCCCAGCCATTTTATTTCACCCTGTGGATGAAAGTTTTATCTCGCCAGGCGGATAACGAAGTCCCCGACGCCAGGAAAGCCTCTGGCGAACAGGTGTTGGATTTAATCGAAGAAATAAAAGCGGCAGTTGACACTGAAGTTAACAAGCAGCTCACTTCCGAGCACATCCCCGAGGATGAATACGTCAACCCGGAGGATGTGACGTGACCGAATACCCGAAAAATGTTGATACGGAGCTCTACCCGTACTACCAGCAGGTTCCGAAGGACCTGAAGTCCAATCTTGCTTGGCGGAGCGAGTGGGTGCGACGTGGTGCTGCCAGCAAGCAGGCTGCCAGCCAAATCTGGACGATGTGCAGTAAGGACATGTTGTTCTACATCAATACGTTCTGCTGGATTTTTGAGCCAAGAACCCCGGCCCGGCTGCCGTTCAACACCTACCCGTTCCAAGACGAAGCCCTTCGAGTCATCCAGAAATCAATCGGCAATAACGACCTGATAATCGAGAAGAGCCGGGATATGGGTGCTTCCTGGATGTGCCTCACCACGATGGAGTGGTTCTGGCATTTCCACGGGATGTACACCTTCCTGCTGCTGAGCCGCAAGGAGGAGTTGGTCGACAAGCGGGGCGATCCGAAAGCCCTGTTCCAGAAGATAGACTTCCTCCACGAATGGCAGCCCGGCTGGCTGCTGCCGATGCGGGTTGAGCGTATGAAGCTCCATAACCGCAATTGCGAGAATGGGGCGACCCTGGACGGGGAGAGTACGAACAAGTTCGCCGGGGTGGCTGACCGTAGAACCGCAATGTTCGTCGACGAGTACAGCAAGATGGACAACCAGGACGTGATCTCAACTGGTACTCGTGACGTTACCAAATGCCGGATATTCCTGTTCACACCCCAGGGCGCGGCCAATATGGCCTACCGGATGGCCCACAACCCCCAGTTCCCGAAGCTGACCCTTCATTGGTCAAAACATCCCATTAAAAACTTGGGCCTCTACCGGGTCAGCAAGACTGGGGTTGTTGAGGTCCTGGACGAGGAATGGCACAAAGACAGCCCAGGCTACGCTTTCGTCAAGACGGCTGGCAACTGGGACGGGCTTCGGTCACCCTGGTACGACGCCGAATGCCCACGGGCCGGCGATCCCAGGGAGATAGCCCAAGAGCTCGACCTGGACTACGAGGGCTCCGGCGGGCAATTCTTTGATCCGACGATGCTCGACCGGGTGACGAAGGACCATTGCCAGATACCCTACTACACGGGCGACTTCAGCTACGACCCTGTCTCCTTACGGCCAACTGGGTTCACGGAGGTTCACGGTGGGAAGACTGACCTTTGGATGCAACTTGACGAGAAGGGGGATCCGCCGAAAGCCGATTATGTTCTGGCGGCCGATGTTGCACAGGGTACGGGCGCGTCTTTCAGCCCGCTGGTGGGCTACGACAAGAAATTGAAGCAAAAGGTATTTCGGTTCACCTCAGACCAGATAGACCCGAAAGACTTCGGCCAGATGGCTGTTGCAGTAGCCCATTGGCTAAAGTCCGAAGGCGGGTCAGGGGCGGAGCTCATCTGGGAAAAGAACGGGCCAGGGGCATCGTTCGGGAACGCAGTCATTGAGGGCGGATACCGGCATGTCTACTTCTACGGTAGCGAGAACCACTTCACGGGAAAGCGAAGCGAGAAGCCCGGCTGGCAGTCGACCACCGAATCGAAGAAGACCCTACTGGAAGAGTACCGCTGGGCACTCAACCACGACGCAATAATCAACAGATCGATAGAGAGTATCGACGAGGCCCGCCTGTTCGTCTATCGGGGCAACGCAATCATTCATGCCAGGAGCGTCGACGGCTCGAACGTTTCCGCTCTCGCAGATAACCACGGCGACGAATGTATCGCCGACGCACTGGCCTACAAGCTACTCAGTTCGAAAACCATCAGGACGAAAACCGAAACCCCTCTGCCGTTGAATTGCTTAACGCGTCGTCGGCAAGAGCGGGATCAGGCAAGGAGCGAACAAGAATGTTGGTAAAACCCGCATTGACACTTATGACCGCGATCGCACTAGGCCCCCTTTCTTGCCTGTCGGGCTGCTCTTCCGCGAAGAGCATGGAGGAAGTACAGGCGTTCCAAACGCAACTGGACGCAATGGTGAAGGCGTCTAAGGAGGCCGGGGTCGATGTGGACGTTTACGCCCATATGGGCACCCAGCCGACGGCCCTCGTGGAGGGGTTCCAGCTCCCCGTCGACTTTGACGCGTTCTTCGTTTTTAAGGCGCACCCAAATGACCCGAAGTAGGCTGCTCATCTTTCTGCCCCTACTGCTGGCGTCTTGCTCTTCCAGGGCGGGCGTGTTCCCGGTGGTAGATGCGGAGCGGTCGGCGGTTGCTGGCGGAAACGCCATTTCGGCCGGCGGGGACGCCTACACCTTCAGCTTTGGCGAGGCCTGGCCGCTGGCGATCCTGGCGTACCCAGTATGGCGGCTGATGGCATCCAGCCGACGAAAGAAGAAACTGAAAAAGGCTATCCAAGAGCAAATGACCGAACCGCCTTACGACGGGCTCGCGGCGTCCATATTGGATGTCCAGCAGAAGCAGGCAGACCTCCATGCCAAGTTCGAGCACCTAGAGGGGTACTTGGTAGGACTTAGTGGCGATGGGGGGCGCAATGGCCAAGGCAATTAGTAAGAAAAAACTAACGAAGCTTTGGGACAGCATGCGGCAGTCCCGAGCTACGCTCAGCGGGTTCCGACATGAACGGATGGGGGCTCTTCGTCAGTTTGTGGGCTCCCACTACGGGGAACATGCGGCCCGGAAGACGGTCCCAATCAATCTAGTTGAGCTGGCCGTCTCCACGTACCTGAGACTTCTAGCTGCCAGGGCACCACAAGCTCTGGCCATAACTGAGGACCGCAAGCTCAAGGGTCCAGCTAACGGACTGGAAAAAGAACTCAATAAATGGATCAAGACCATAGACCTGGAGGCTACTAACCGGGCGGTAGTCTTCGATGCCCTTATCGGCGGGCTCGGCATTTGGAAGATAACTCCGCAGGCCACACAGTCTGCGATGTTGAACGGCATCCAGCTGCCACTTGGCCGGCCGTACGTCAACCGGATAGACCTGGACTACTGGGTCCACGATTGCGGCGTCCGAGACTTCGAGGATGCCTACCGGGGCCATCTTGTCAGGTTGCCCCGAGAATGGGCCATGAACTCTGGCCTACTCGACAAGGGCGACGTTTCGCAGTTAGACACGCTGACCAACAGGGCTTACGACGAGCTTGGCGAGACGAGGATAGAGACGCTGTCGACGGGGACTACGTCCCATCAATACGATTACGAAGACTGGGTCGAGTTCTGGGAGCTGTACCTACCCAGGCGGCGGCAGGTTATCTACGTCGCCAACAACGACCCCACCAAGATACTGCGAACCATTCAATGGCGAGGCCCAGAAAACGGCCCGTTCCGGCTTTTGTTCTACTCCAAAGTTCCAGACAACATCATGCCCCCAGGCTTCGTGAATAACCTGCTCGACCTGCACGATCTCATCAACAGCATGTTCCGCAAGCTTGGCGAACAGGCAACGCGGCAAAAGAGCCTCACGTTATTCGAGTCCGGGTCGGATGACGATTCTAGGCGGATAAAATCGTCCAGCGATGGCGACATGACCCGCGTCGATAACCTCAACAAGATTTCCGCATACAAAACGGGCGGGGCGGATAACGAATCCCTTCTAGCCCTACAGCATTTCTGGTCACAGTTCGACACTATTTCCGGAAACCTAAGCATGTTGGCTGGCCTCGGGCCGCAGTCTGGCACGTTGGGCCAAGATCAATTAATAGAAGCCAACGCTAGCAAGCGGCTCGCCGACATGCAGGACACTACCGTCAAGCAGGTTACGAAGGTAATCGAGGACATGGCTCATTACCTGTGGATTGACCCGCTGACTACATATAAGCACACGCTGGTCCCGCCGGGCAATACCGGCATTACGGTGGAGACCAAGCTGGAGCCGCACCGGCGGCAGCAGCCGTTCAGCGAGCTGGACATTCAGATCGAGCCATATTCGATGAGCCATCAGACGCCGTCCATGCGGCTGCAAACGATGATGCAAGTCTTAGAGAAGCTCGTCATGCCGTTCATGCCCGGTATCACTGCCAGGGGCGGCGAGTTGGACATAAAGGCCGTGCTGGACTATGCGGCTAAATACTCCAACACGCCAGAGGTGAAGGACCTGATTAAATGGCGAGAGCCAGACGAGCAACAGCAGGGGCAGGGCGAAGCGGTTCGCCAGTCGCCAAACACCACAAAAACTTACGAGCGAGTCGGCCGACCTGGCCAAACTAAACGCGGGGCGGAGGCCGAATTGACTGGCGCCTTACAGAGGATGGTCGGTCCAAGCCAAGGCTCGGCCCCATCTCCAGGAGGATTCAATGAACGGTGATATAGACATTCTGGGCTCCATTGCGGGCGCCGTCCTCTTGGCCGTTACCGGGGTCGCCGGATGGTGCGTAAGGGGGCTCGTTAGGCTCCAGAACGAGCATATTCATCTGAAGGCTACTGTCGGCGCACAGCACAGTGAGACCCTGAGGAGGCTCGACACGCTCCACGAATGGATGCGGACGGTTACGACGAAATTGGACAGCGTACTGACAAACCAAAAGGGAGAATCGAAATGACATTTTGGGACATTATCTCGCAGATTCTAGGGAACATCTGGTCGTTCTTTGAACCATTCTTCATGTAGGTGGGAATATGCCTCTGTACTGTTTCACAAGCAAAGATGGCGAGACCATTGAGGAGCTCTTCGGCATGGGCACGGTACCGAAGAGCATTACCGACAACGGCAAGAAGTACTCTAGAGACTTCGGGGCCGAGCATAGCGGCAAGAGATATCGTCCGGGCCATTGGCCGCAATACTCCGAGGCTTGCGGCACACATCCGAAGGATATTGTTCAGGCCGAGCGCGTGTCGCACGAAAAGGGCGTGCCGACTAAGTTCACGCCTGACGGTTTACGGATATTTACTAGTGCGGCCCACCGTATCAAATGGACACGGGCCAATGGACTTGATGACAGATAGGAGACTTTAAGGTGCCTTATGGCAGATAAACCGAACACCGTGCCGACTACTGAGACCACCCAAGAGCAGCCGACTACTCAGGTAGATCAGGTGGAAGCTGAGACTACCGAGACCGGCCCCGATATGTCCGACCCGGGCTTGCAGGCCGTGGAGCGAGCCGCCAAGGCGTACAAGGACAGGGATGAAGGTCCGGATGATTCGGGGACGGAACCCGAACCAGAGCCGACCCCCAAGCCGGCACCTGCACCCAAGAAGCGTGGTCGGCCCAGGAAGAAGAAGGTCTTAGAAGGTGCTCTGCCGAGCGAGGCCCCAGCTCCCCCGGAGGGGGAACCTAAACAAATCAATGCCGTGGATGAAAGTTCCCACGATGAACCTGCCGTCAAGGCTGATCCCAAACCCGAGCCCACCGAGCCCGTGTTTGATGAAGGTCTTCTCGGTGCGGCTGGCCGGGTGATGGGGTTATCCCCAGAGCAGGCGAAGTCGTTCGGTAGCCCTGATGCGCTGCGCGCTAGGGTGGCTCAAGTGTTACATGCAATGGGGCAGCGTCAACAGCCATCGCCCCAAGTTGCCCAGGCGCCGGTACAGCAGCCAGTGGCTCCGCCTCTGCCTGTCCCAGTGCCGCAACCGGCGCCGCCGGCAGTAGACAATGGCGGGCTTCAACTTGATCTGCCTCCAGAACTCATGGATGGCGATCTCTACAGCCCAGAGCAGGTGGCGATGGCAAGGGGCGTAAAGGCTATTGGCGACACGCTTCAGCAGATGCGGACAGAGCAGTCCGAAATGCGGAACCACTTCGCGGCCCAGAAGGAGATGGTCCTCAGGCAGAGAGCGGAGGAATTTACCAGAGAGTTTGATGTGTGTGTTGCCGAGTTGCCGGACCAGTATTCAGACAGTTTCGGTAAAGGCTCATTCTCGGAGCTGCCCGAAGGTGGCCCTCAGAGGCAAGAGAGGGTGGGTCTGATGCAGCTGGGCAACCAACTCATCCAGAATGCGGCAACGCTGGGCCAGCAGTTATCGATGCGAGACGCCGTCCAGTACGGCGCGGCCCTAAAATGTGGTGCGAAAAATCAGCAAGAAACCGAGGCCGGCGTAACGGCGAAAATTGCCGCGACCTTAAAAGAACAGGCCGAGCAATTCCTTCTGCCGCCTGGCCAAAGCGGGTTGCCGCCGGAATTGTCGTCAAACGATAAGGCGATCGCTGAAATACGCACTAAATATCCCTACTGGGATGAAGGCGAATAAAGGAAGGAGACAGAGATGTCTTTAGGAATTAATCAAATACTGGACGCGGTGAAGATCACCCAGAAGCACCAAAAGAAACGGGGCTCCTGGACTGACCTGACCTCCGATGTTCAACGATATACCGTTGCGAAACAGTTGCTAAACAAGAAGCGAGCCAAAGAGCACGCCGGCAACTCAATTCAGTTTGAGGCAATGAAAAGCGACTCCGGCTCTGCCAGGGTCGTAGACATGGTGGAGAACCAGACTTATGAGCATGGCGATCACATGCTCGTAGGCGAAGTTCCTTGGCGACACGTTTCAAACTATTGGTCCGTCATAAAACGAATGATCGCCATGAATAGCGGCCCAGAGGGGATCGTCAACTATGTGGCCGTCCAGAAGGCTGCCTCGAAGATTTCCGAGATAATGCTTTACGAGCGGCTATTCTGGGGTCGGGCTGAAAGTAGTGACGACACGAAGACCCCGTATGGCCTGTTCAACTACTTGGTGCCAGACAACACCAACGCCGACACCTCCTACACCAGCGGGAACAGGGGCTTCTACGGCGGCAATCCTTCCGGCTTCGCATCCGGAATTGCCGGGATCAACTCTAGCACGTGGGAGCGGTACAAGAACTTCACCCTTGAGTACAGAAGTATCAGCAGGGGAGAAATCGATCCTGCTACTGGCGTCTACGACGGTGGCCTGATTTATGGTCTCCGAGACGCATACGAGGAAATGCAGTTCGAGAGCCCGATCGATCATCCGGACACGAACACGGGCGACGACTATGGCCTCTACACCAAAAAGGACGTTGGACTAGCGCTCGCAAGCGCCCTGGAGAATCAGAACGATAATCTGGGTAACGATATCGCCTCGAAAGATGGAAAGGTCATTTTCCGTGGCATTCCGCTGACCACCGTTCCCTACCTGAGCAACAAGGAAAGTACGGCCGAATGGTGGCAGACCACTGACCCGATTTTCCTTATCAATTGGGGCGCCTTGCAGTTCCATTTCCTGAAGGGTTATTTCATGAATGAGAGCGAGGCTCGGGACTCACCCCTCAATAGTGGTCTAGTTGTGGCGGACATAGAAACGACGATGAACCTAGTTTGCACCGACCGGCGATGCCTGGGTGTAGCTAAGAAGGCCGACAGCTAAAGGAGCGTGATTTATGATCGGGCAAGGAAGACATGAATCCCAACCCAGTTGTCCGCAGAGGATCGTATATTATACGGGCTCTACGGCGCTGGTTGAAGGGCAGGCGGTATTTTACGATTTGGACTACGTTGGCACGGAGGACACCGGGCAGGCGGCTGCCGATCCTTACGGTCGTCGGGGTAAGACTGTCGTTTCTGCGACCACTTCCGACAATGTGATGTTTGCCGGCGTCTGCGATTCGGACTTCAGGGCTCAATCTCATGAGCAGCCGATCCTGATTAACGAGCCCGGCGGATGGTGCAAGGTGGCGGTCAATGCGGCCACCACGATGGGCACCACCTACATGACGGCCATTTGCTCGTCTTCGGCTGCCATTGCCGGTAGGTTTGGCCATCCTGGGCTCATCGGTCGAGGCACGGCATTGGCACACCAGACGCTAGCATCCGCTACGACTGCGCCACTGATTGCCAGTTTCGGCGGAACCCACACTGTCAATAGGACAGTTCTGACCGGTACTGGCTTTGAGACCTCCGACCAAGAGGTGGCGGCTGGTGATAAGGTTTTGATCTTGGCCGGCAAGACCGGTGTGACTATTGGCGAATATACAGTTTCGTCCGTAACAAACAACACCACGATCGTGTTGACCTCTTCGGTGTCAACGGCTGACCTGGAATTGGAATGTATCTTCGTGATCTACCGGGCCAACCCCAAGGTTTTGGCCTACCTGTACGATGGCGAAGAGTCGCATGGCGTGGAGTATGTTTGGCCTCAGGACGGGGCAACCAGGTTCATGGTTGGCGGCACTTCGCTACTGGCTGGCGGAGTCACCCCAGACGGTAATCCGACGCTGGCTATGCCGGACGGCGTATACCCGGACCAGCGGAAGAAGTTTGCCCTGCTGGCCGGCCTTACAGGTGCGACGACGTTCATTATTTCCGATACGTCCGACAATATTGGC